TATTTCTGAACCGGAGCCAAGTGAAATAGAAGTTCCTAAACCCGAAGAAGAGCAGTAATGATTACGTTCAAACAACTTCGAAAGAAACTTCTCAAAGAAGAAGACGGTGAATCGGGCACCAGGGAAGTTGCTGTTGATGGTATTGAAAACTTTTCTTATGACGAAACCACAGTTGAAGATGAGTTCAGTCAAAAGTCAATGCATCATCCAAAAAAACAAAAGGCATCCCAACAAAACAATAGAATTCGTTATATGTCATTTCATCATGTCAATCCAAGCCAGAAGGCCCAGCCGCAACAAAGAGGAAACTCCAAACGCGGTAAAGCTAATAAGGTAAAACAAAAACGAAAAAAGAATAAATAGATTTGTATATTTGAAGGAATTGTATGAAAGCTGATGTAAAGAAGTTGATGAAAGCAATCGTTGGAAGCAAACCCCGCGATGTTAAGAAGCTTATGCAAGCTTTGATTGCTGGCAAAACTACAGAAGTTTTGTCCGAGAAGAAGAAAGAAGTTGCAGGAACTATCGCACTTCCAAAAAAAAAAGTGAAAGATTAGTTGAAGATGTTTTGGTAGATGTCCAAAACATTGTTGATAACGATAAGTTAGCGAAAATAAAGCTAAATAATGGTGAAGTGGTTGATGTGGATGTGCCAACGGCCAATGTTGTATTGACTGTTCTGAATGCACTTGACGATGAAAACAAGCAGAGAATGTTAGAACTTATGGCGGCAGATGCTAAGAACTTTTTAAAGGTAGTTGATTTCTCTTGGAAAAACGTGGAGTAAACAAATGAAAGAGTTAGATTTAATTAAAAAATTAACCAAAAAGAAAGTCATCAAAGAAGGATTTTGGGATGGTGTCTTTATTTCCAAGACCAAAAAAGATTTGATCATGAGCATAGCGGTCGCGGCTAAAAAAAAGGTATACCTCAAATATGGAATGTTGTGTGTTGAGACTCAACAAGATTGGGATGCAGCGTCATTTATGAATGATTATATTCTTGAAATTGCGTGGGTTATGGCTCGTGATGAAGGGCAATTATGGTTTAAACTATATTCAAAACAGAATCTTGACAAACATATCGCCGTGGCAATCATGTCAGAAAAAGATACTGTATTGACCCTAATAAATGATTTCGAAGAGGTGGCGGTCGACGATAGAACCAAGGACAAACTTGCTAAAATGAGAAAAGAAGTTGAGAGTGGAACTGATTATTTTTCGCAACCTAAAGACTCCCTTGTCAAGAAAGGGGAAGGAGACACAAAGTAACAATATGAAACTAATAACAGAACAAGTAACAGATACCATTAAACTTTTAGTCGAAGAAGATAAAAAGACAAAAGAAAAGAACTACTTCATTACCGGCGTTTTCATGCAAGCAGAAACTGCAAACAGAAACAACCGTGTATATCCTATTGAAATCATTAAACGCGAAGTTGATAAGTACAATACAGATTTCATCAAACAGAATCGTTCCCTCGGAGAATTGTGCCATCCAGATAGCCCCACAATCAATCTGGAGAGAGTTTCACATTTGATCAAAGAACTAAAGCTTGACGGTAATAATGTAGTCGGCAAAGCCAAAATTCTTGATACTCCATATGGAAAGATTGCAAAAAATCTAATGAACGAAGGAGTTAAGCTGGGCGTGTCGTCTCGCGGCCTCGGTTCTTTAAAAGAAAATGGTAATGGTATCAAGGAAGTACAAGAAGATTTTTCTCTAGCTGCAATTGATCTTGTGGCAGATCCGAGCGCACCAGAAGCCTTCGTTGAAGGAATCTTAGAAAACAAAGAATGGATCTACGAGAGTGGCGTCTGGAAGGCCAAAGAAGTTGAACAATACAAGAAAGAAATCAAAAAGACCAATTCAAAGAATTTAGAGAAGAAAATGCTTAAAGTTTTCAACAATTTTATGAGCCAACTAAAAAAGGTTTAATTATAAGATAGTTGAAAATTTTAAATTAATAAATAGTTATAGCACAAAAGAAAAGATTTCTAATCTTTCATTTAGGAGAATTTAACATGACGATTAAAAAGATTCGCAAACTTCTTAAAGAAGACGATTTGAAAGATCTTGAGAAAGAGCTTGATCTCAAGAAAGAAGAGTCCGACGAGGACGAAGATGAGGATGAAGTAAAGAAAGAAAAAGAAGTTGAAGAAGATTCTGACGAACTCGATCTAGACAAAGAGATTGAGAAGGAAGCCAAGGACGAAGACGGCGAAGAGGAAGAGAAGAAAGACGAAGCAGAAGTTGAAGAAGCTTCCGACGAAGATGCTCCCCCCGCCGAAGACGATGTGGCCATGGACGAGCCAGAAGAGTCCGATGCTGAAAAAGAATTCGATCTCAATGACGAGTCTGATGTATTCCTAGATGACGAGGAAGAGGCAGCTGCCAAGAAAGAAGAAGCCGATGAAGTCGAAAAGAAAGACGACGAAGAAGTAGAAGAGTCCGCCGATGAAGACGAGGACGATGAAGAGAAGAAAGAAGTTAAGGAATGCGATGCCAAGAAGAAAGGACTAGTTGGCAAAGCCATGGAGAAAGAAGAGAAAGAAAAGGACGAGGACGAAGAAGAAGTGGAAGAAGCCAAGAAACCATCTATCGATGTTGAAGAACATGTAAAGGCCCTATTCAATGGCGAATCCCTATCTGAAGAATTTCAGAACAAAGCTCGTACCATCTTTCAAGCCGCTGTTAAAGAAAAGGTTCTGCAATATGCTAAGAATCTTAAGAGCCGCTATAACAAGAAACTTGGTGGCGCAAAGCAATCCATCCAAGAAAGACTTGTTACCAAGCTCGACGGCTACATGGACTATGTAGTTGAGGAATGGATGAGCGAGAACAAGGTTGCTGTAGAGCACGGTCTTCGCACAGAACTTACAGAAGAATTTGTAACAGATCTTCGTAATCTCTTTGAAACACATAATATTATGATCCCGAAGGGGAAAGAAAACCTAGTAGAAGCTCTTGTTGCCAAGTGTGACAAGCTTGAAAAGGAATTAGATTCTTCTGAGAAGAAGAACATTTCCTTCAAGAAGAAGCTGAACGAGGTGAAGAAATTGGAAGTGGTTCGAGAAATATGCGAAGGTTTAGCAGACACAGAGATCGAGAAGCTCAAATCATTGGCCTCGAATATCGAGTACGATGATTCTTATAGAGCCAAGCTTCAAGTCATCAAGGAGAATTATTTCTCCACGAAGACAAAGAAGGCTGATTCTATTGAGAAGCTCGATGACAACAAGAAGGAAAGTGAAAAGGTCGCGGCTCCTGCCAACAGCAAGATGCAACGATATATTAATATATCAAAACAAATGAGGTAATCTAATTTAAAGGAGTCCCTTTTATGGCATACAAACAAGAAGATCTTTTTAAGAAATGGGGCGAATATCTGGATTCTCCAGATCTACCCAAAATCAAAGATCCATACCGTAAGGCCATTACCGCTGTCCTTCTTGAGAACCAAGAAAGATATGGTGGTGAAAGCACGGAAAATGGAATGTTAACCGAAGAAATCGTCAACAAGGTTGGCGCTGGCGTAACCTACAATGGTAACCCGAACCTAAAGGGCTATGACCCCGTTCTGATTGCTATGGTTCGTCGTCTAGCTCCGCAATTGATGGCGTTTGACCTTTGCGGTGTTCAACCGATGAATGCCCCCATTGGTTTAATCTTCGCCCTCAAGAGCCGTTATACAAATCAGGCTGGTGCAGAAGCTCTGTATTATGAAGCCAATACCGCTTACTCAGGCGGCGGCACACATACAATGCCCCTGAACCCACTTGATCCCGCTCTTAACACTGGCCGTGGTATTACTTCCGCTGCTGGCGAACAAATCGGCGGGGTCGGTCAACCGGCTATTCCAGAAATGGCATTCTCGATTGATCGCATTTCCGTAACAGCTAAGACCCGCGCTCTAAAGGCTGAATTCACCGTTGAATTGCAGCAGGATCTTAAGCAGATTCACGGTCTTGATGCAGAGACTGAGTTGGCAAATATTCTGTCAACAGAAGTTAATGCTGAGATTAACCGCGAAGTCATTCGCACGATCTACATCTGTGCGGTTCCTGGCGCTCAAGCAAACGTCAAAGTTGCTGGCGAATTTGACCTTGATATCGATTCAAATGGCCGTTGGCTAGTTGAAAAATTCAAGGGCCTTATTTTCCAGGCAGAGCGTGAGTGTAACGAGATCGCCAAGCAGACCCGTAGAGGGAAGGGCAACATTTTGCTAACATCTTCGGATGTAGCAAGTGCGCTTTCCATGGCCGGTCTGTTGGATTACGGGGATCATCTGAAGGATAACCTAAACGTTGACGATACTGGCAACACGTTCGTTGGTCGTTTGAATGGTCGTCTGGATGTATATATTGATCCTTACTACCTGACAACTGATGATAACTTCTTCGTAGCGGGTTTCCGTGGGAAGAATGCGTATGATGCTGGTATTTTCTACTGCCCATACGTTCCTCTTCAGTTGGTGAAGGCACTTGACCCCAACACTTTCCAGCCTAAGATCGGCTTTAAGACGAGATATGGTCTGGTAGCAAATCCGTTCAGCAACATCAATGGTGATTCTGACGGAACGTTGACAGCAAATGCCAACATTTATTACAGGAAAGTCAAGGTGTTACACCTCCTATAAACTCTTAATTGAGTTATAGAAGACTTAGAAAGGGGGCTTCGGAAGCCCCCTTTTTATTGCCCAAAATCAAACTCCTTGACATTTCAACCCAGTTGCTGTATGATATTATTATGAGAAAAGCAAATAATAAACTATATAAGCTATTTCAAACAGAAGATGCAGCCAGAGTTGCTCTCATTGAAATGAATAAAGAACATAACTTAGCACAGATATCAATCAAACTCGGCGTAGGTAAAGATACAGTCACCCACTGGTTTCAACAACTGGACATTCCCGTAAATCAAAATACATTTAAAAGTAGTTTAACCGGAAGAAAATTAAAGAAAGCGCCCGATCAAACAATCACAAAAGAATATCTATCAGACCTTTATTTTACTAAGCACAAAACACAACAAGAGATCGCACAATTAACAGGACTTGCCAAGTGGACCGTTCAAAATCTTTTTAAAGAATACGACATCAAGCCGCGCCAAGCTAGAAACAAAAATGTGTCGAGCGATACCGAACAAAAATTAAATGATAAGGATTGGTTGACGGAACAACATCACAAAGAAAACAAATCGATTGCACAAATATCAGAAGAGTTAAATGTGTCTGGCACAACTCTTTTAAAACGGTTTGACAGATTTCAAATTCAAAAACTTCAAGCACCAGGAAATAGTTTTAAGAATATTTTCAAAGACGATGAAGAGGCCAAAGAAAAATTACAAGAGTTCAATAAAACAATGAGCCTTACTGAAATTGCAAACACATATAATCTTGACGTGGGAACCGTGTCGTTATGGTTTAAGAAATATAATATTATTCCCAAAATTCATTACACATCCAAAGAACAAAAGGAAATATTTGAATTTATATCTAATCATACACAATGCGAGTTCAACCATCGAGGGTTGCTCGGGCGATTAGAAATTGATATATATCTTCCAGAATTTAAAATTGGCATTGAGTTGGATGGAATATATTGGCACAGTGTTAATAAAATTCTTGATATCAACTATCATAAAAATAAAACCAATCGCGCCGAGGAAGCTGGAATTTTCTTATATCATTTTTACGATACTGAGTGGAAGAGCAAAACTGAAATTGTCAAATCGATGATTTTATGTGCAATAAACAAATGTGATAGAATATATGCCCGAGAAACGGCTTTGGCTGAAGTTGATCATGAAACTGCTAAAAAGTTTTATAATGATAATCATATTCAAGGAAATATATTTTCTAAAATTAATTATGGATTATATTACAACTCTGAATTAGTTTCAATGATGTCTTTCAGCAAGAATCGATATTCAGATCAAGTTGAGTGGGAACTGACCCGATTTTGTAATAAATTAAATACCCGTGTTCTTGGGGCCGCTGGGAAACTTCTTTCCCATTTTGTGAAGATCTTTGATCCAAATAGCATCATATCATATGCGGATCGGAGATATTCCAAAGGTAAAATGTACGAAAAGATTGGCTTCTCTTTAAAGAATACCACAATACCCGGATATCACTATAATATTAATGGAAAACTTGAATCTAGACAACGGTGGCAAAAACATATGCTCCCCTCAAAGTTAAAGGTATTTGATCCACTACTTACAGAAGAACAAAATATGACAAGTAATGGATATCATAGGGTTTATAATTGTGGTCAAATGGTCTATATCTGGAACAAACCCATTTGACAAACCTTCAACTTTTTGAGATAATGTTTATATAATGAAGCGTTTCAAACTGCCCAAAAACAAGATAGGTTTTTTTGAATTTCAGCAAGATGTCTCCTTAACATATAGACATCATTTTGTGTTTAACAAATATAATTTGTCGGTTGCCCTAGCGAATAATCATATTAATATATGCGACGGCAAAAATAAGTTTAACTTATTCTTTAGAGACTTCAAATGAATAAAACCCCTGAACAGATTGAAGAAGCCAAGAGAATCTTTGACCGATTAACCGAGGGCAAGAAGATTGTAGCTAAAGGAAAACTTATCAGTATTAAATCAAATGCAACCTGGCCGACAATAAATTATACAATTGCAACTGAGAAGGGCTTGTTGGCGTGGTTCTCGACCAGCAAACAAGAATTCAAGTCAGTTAGCAAAAATGATTACGTCGAAGTAGAGTTTCAAATCAAGGGAAAGAAAGATACTTGCAACAATGCCTTCTTTGTTTTTGGTAAGCTTCCAAAACTTCTTAAGTGTACTCCGGCCATTTAATGCTTGACATAGTAGCTGCTACCTGCTAATTTTAAATCCGAGCTATTAGTGGGGGCAACGGAATGCTCCTCTTTTTATGTACTCATATGAAACTTGATAGAACACTACTAACAAATGAAAATTTCAAATTAACTGAGCACGAAATAGCCGGTGAACTTTGTACATTTGTTCGACCGGTTGCTTCTGTCTTTGATGTGTGGAATGAACAGAATTTGATATATCGTTCTTCTATTTGGAACTCAGAAGGAGATTTAATCTCTGCCAGCTTTCCAAAGTTTTTCAACCTTCCTGAGAAGCCAGACTTAAATCCTTTCAGCGGAAAACTTGAAGGTTGTTCTCTCACGGAAAAAATAGATGGCTCCTGTTTGATAGTTTCAAAATACAAAGGCAAACTGATATTGCGTACTCGCGGAACAGTTAGTGCATTTGATATGCCCAACTGGAGTGAGCTGGTGGATTTAAAACTTCAGTATAAGAAGTTATTTGATGAACTTGAAGCATATGAAACTTTTCCTTTCACGTTTCTTTTTGAGTGGGTTTCTCCGGAAAACAGAATCATCATTGGTTATGGAGCAGACGCCGACTTGTATCTAACAAACATCGTGGAGCACGAAACATATCTATTAGCCAAGCAAGTAGACTTAGATTCATTTGCTGCGGATTATGGTTTGAAACGACCACCAAGGCACAGTTTCAATACACTTGAAGAACTGCTTGCTAATGTTGAGAAGTGGGAGGGCAAAGAAGGAATTTGTTTGTACTATGATAACGATCAACATATCCGAAAGGTAAAGGGCGCTTGGTATCTTAAGCTACACGCTTTCAAAGCTAACTGTAATGTTAATAGTCTTTTGGATTTGTACTTCAGCTGGAACAAACCAAATGCTGAATCTTTTATGAAGACTTTAGAAGAAGTTTTCGATTATGAATGTGTAAGGATGTCCGGTTCAGTTGTAGATCACATTTATACGCACGGAATCAATCCGGCGCTTGAAGCGGTTCAAAAGATAAACGAATTTGTCTTCGACGAAGATGTGGTTGGATATGACCAGAAAAGTTTTGCTATACGTTTAAAGGCGCACTTCCCAGATAAAGTATATCAATCAATTGGATTCGCAATTAGAAAAAATGCTACCTATGAAAAGTCTTTCAGAACTTTGATTGAGCAAAAGATTAAAGAGTATAAAGAAGAGTCTAGTTTGATTAGTGAAGTATGACAATTATAGAAACTAGTAAATTAAAACATCTTTATGAAGCAGGTCGAATTTTACAACAAGATATAGAAATTTACTTAAGAGCATATCCTAATGAATGTGAATTAACAGATCATATACAGGTTAATAAAGTAACCTGGGATACCGAAAAAAATATGTTGTTTATTAATTATGGGGATAGAGATCTATATAATTTTGGTATTGCTCCCGATTGGTTTAAAGAAAAATTTATTCATTATTGCAACGAATTGTTAGTTCAACGAATTTTTAAATTTATTAAAAATAATTTATGAAAACACTATTCAATTTCCAACTGCATAGAAGTATTTTCATTTCTCTTGAATTCAAGCTAGAAGATTTTTGGATTGGATTATTTTGGAGAAACAGTAAAGCAAAAACTGATAATGGACCCAAGACAATGTGTATAGAAATTTGGATTTGTTTATTTCCTTGTCTTCCGATTCATATACAAATTTGGCGATCAATCTTCGTGGGAATGTTATAATGAAATTCTGTCCGACCTGTCACGCCCCACTATTAAATGAACGAGATCAAACCGCAGGTAATTGTTATATTTGTCGGGAAAGACTTCAGCCGGATCTTAGAACTAAGGCCAAAAAGAAAAAGAAACCTACTCGGTAAACCAAATGTCAATAAAACGCTCTTATATTTACATTTTAGGCGAGCTGGAACCTCCTGATTATAAATCTTTTGTTATATTATCGTATAGACAAACACCAGAAGAATGTTTGTTTGATCTCAATCGAATCTTACAAGAACCCCGTCTGGGATTGTTTGTGCGTGTGTTTGATCCATATACTGCTGAAATATTATATTCAATTTCATCAATGATGAATGGATCTTTTGTGGAAGAGATTATTAAAAAATTAGAACATTTTAAAACTACTCAGTCGCCTTCTTTATCATCTTAATCATTTCTTCGGTTGTCACAATTAGATTATTATTTGTAACTTGCTTCTCTGGACCGTCCTTTTTCAAATCTTTCATCTTCTTGTGAAGATCTATTAACTCTCTTGTGCTTTCTGAAAGACTCTTCATTAAAGCACTCAAAGCTTCAAACGCTCTTGGGTGTTGTGAACCTTCTGCAATCTCTGTTAAGGAACCCAGGGCAACCTGTCCAGAATCTATAAGATTCTTTAAGTTGGTTCGGATGTAATCAAAATCTTCTTTGGCCAGTTCCTCCGGTTCTTTTTGAACAATTGGTAGCACCTGAACTGTAGGTTGTATGACCTGATGTATAGGTGGTTTAGCTTTGGGCATTATAGCTGGCGCAGCAGGATTGGCCAGCTCTTTCACATTTGGCATTTCAAATATTTCTTTTAACTCGTCTGAAAGTTCTTTTTCTTTGTCACTCATGTATTATATTTATCATTGACTTTAAATGCTATTGATGTACATTAAGCAGTAAGTATCTTAAAAGAGGAATATGAAGAAGTTTAGTAATACTCCCATTATCTACTTAGCAAATCCTTATACCCACAAAAGTAAAAAGGTGATGCGCGAAAGATATTTGAAAGTTGACAAAGCAGCCGCGCATCTTTTCAAACTTGGTGTTATGACATATCCACCGATTGCTTTAAATGCAAGATGGACCAAATACGAAGACTTTGGCCATAGCTGGGAAGCCTGGGAAGCATATGATAAAAACTTTTTAGAACGCTGCGACGGGCTTTTGGTATTGATGCTTGATGGCTGGGAAAAATCAGTCGGCGTTCAAAGCGAAATAGACTATGCCAGAGAACTTGGTATACCCATTGGATATGTTACATTTGAAGATGTAATGAACGATGATATCGATGGCGTGTTTAATTTAGTAGGGGATATTGTTAAGCGAGAGTCACAGAAGCCGTCCTGGCCCAAATGTGTAAGAATCTTTCGATAATGTACAATATTCTTTACCAAAATGCCCTTTAAAGTATCATATATTATACATTAACCCACTTAAGGACTCATATGCCATACATTAAAGCAGATCGAAGAAATTTTTTTGACTTTGCAATTACATCACTTGTACACAATCTTAAATTTGGAAGTGATGATCAGAACCGAGCGGGCGATTTAAACTACATCATTACCAGAGTTTTTAAAGAAGTTTATGCTGATAAAGATTGTTACAAAACATACAATGAAAGAATTGGTGTCTTAGAATGTTGCAAGTTAGAACTATATCGTCGTGCTATCAGTGAGTATGAAAATTTAAAGGCAATTGAAAACGGAGATGTTTAAAGTCTTTCAAAAGTGAACAAAGTATATTTAAAAACTACTTCAGCTGTAATGTAATTCACGGTTGTATCAGTTGAATTAAAAATCAAATCTGACATACTTGTCGGCCAGCAACTCATAAAGTTGAACTTAAACTTTGGATTCTGTTTATTATCTAATAACAAAAGAGAAATGTCGCTGGTAACTTCTCCTTCCTCAAAGTTTCCGGGAAATCTATTTCTGGTGGCAAGTTCTTTATACTGAGCAAAGTTCTCTGGAAAACCTAAGCGAATCATCCAATCAAATATCGAAAAGTAGTCATCCATATTCTCATCAACTTTAAATGAAAACGAGAGGTCATTAAAAAGCAAATCTCCGGGGTACGGGACCGGAGATGCAAATGGAGTAGAACGATTGGCTGCGCCCAGATTGAGTCCAGGAATTGAACACCGTTGAAGGAAATATTCAATTTCTGGTAAGCGCATAATTACCAAATGATAGCCGAATTGTGATAAGAAATTTGTGTTTCCGGGTTGA